CTTCTGTATGTTTAGAATTATGACCTCCAATTAGAATATTGTATCCATATTTTCTATTTGCTGATTCATATTTCTCTATCCACTCAATTTCACGCCAATCTAAAATTTCTTCAGGACAATATTCAATTACAGAAAATTCAAAACCATCTTTGCCATATTTTATCCAAGCAGACTGCAGGTGATCATTACAATGACGGCATGAATTTAACATTGTCTTATGATCAGAAAATCTTCGGACAACATCATTGCTCTGTCCAATATATCGCTTTCCGCTTTCGATATGTTTCCAGCAATATATTCCAGATGCAGATGCCATCTTCTTAAATCATTTCACCTTGGCTAATCGGCCTTCCAGCAAGCGATCTTGTCATTGGACGCTTCGGCCCAACAACGCTTGGCAAAGAAGATAGCTTGATAGATGGAGATGCTTTTGTTTTCAGCATCTTACTCCTCATCATCCCACTTTTAGGGATCTTGGGGAGTTGCATATATCAGAGCCAATCTGCGTTAAAGGGGCTTCCCTTACCCATAGAAGTCTCATTGGCAGGGCCACCGACAGACCAGCACTTGTCGCCAGCTTCACCAACAGACTTGATACGAGCAGTACGAGCATCCTTGTAGGCACGGATCGTAGGAATATCATTCTTAATCTGCGCACGCTGCATAGGCTGCGGCATGACATGATCAAAAACAATTCCCTTCTCGGTCTTGTCAACCGTATATTGAACTCCGTGGGAGGCCATATTACTTCTTGGAATATCCGCGTCCGGGAGACGTAGGTTCGGGCTGCTTGGCTCCAGCGTAGATAATTCCGCTGAACTCCGTTCCGCGAGGATGATTGCTCATCCCCTCTTTAATGGTTCCACGAGTGCTGAAACCTTCGGATTGGAGCTTAGGCTCCGTCGCACGATTGATGTTTTTAGCCATTGGTTTTAGGTGTTGTTGGTTTGTTTGTGAAGTATCAGAGTGATCCCAAATTGCTTACTTGCCAAGTAAATTTAGTGATTTCTGTATTATTGCTAAGAATCCAAATTTGAAATGAAGAAGCTGTTGGTGATCCAATTACGCCCCAAGATGCTTGAGCATCTGCTGTTCCAGTGGTTAAGTTAAAATATCCACTAATATTGTAACTTGCGCTGTTAATTGGAGTTGGAAGATTAATTGTAAAAGTCTGAGGAGAAGTATTTGCAGCAACAGTAACAGTTCCAGTTTGCCAATTAACGGCATTTAATTGGTTCTGAATTGTTAAAACATTTTGTTGAAGTGTTGTAATCTGCTGAGGTGTAACCTGATTCAAAAATGGGATATTCACAGTCCCGTTATTCAGGTACAAGGAAATGAAACTATTAAAAATAGCAGCCCAATCTCCGCTTGGACAATAACTGTTTGGAACAGTCGGGAAAAGCAGTTGTGCTGGAGACGATTGGTTGTCCATATTATTTTATCCTTGTACAGAAGAAATAGAAGAAGGTAAAGGAATTATTCTGTAATAATCCAAATCGTTTATTGGGCAAGAAACAATGGGATCAATTTCATCTCCCACACATATTCCTTCTGGAAGGTCTAATGTAGCATTAAGATTTCCTCCAATTCTTACACGATCCACAATGCAGGTTCCTGTTATATCAACTTTTATTTGAAACTCTGCGCCCTCTTGAAGATTAATCTGATTGGATGATTGGCAATCATTAATATCAGGGGAAGGAAATTTGATTTGTGAATATTTTGGCAATGAAATTTGAGGAATGCATCCAGACTGAATGGGCGTATATTGACTTGACGCTATAGAAATAGTATTACCAAGTTGAGTAAATTTTGGGTATGAATCAGGTAGATATGACATTTCAAATGTCACTTTTTCATTCAGATTTGATACCCACATCTCTGCTCCTACAAGTTGCTTTCTAATAAATTTTGAAGCCTCGGCATTCGGAGTAAAGTCAAAACGCTTTGTAATAAAATAAGACTTAATAGGAACAGTTCCTAGAACTTGAGAATAGTCATCTACACCAGTCTGATATGAACTACTGTTCTGAAGTTCATAAAGACGATTCACTCCATCGGCATCAAAAGAAAATGCAAATCCTCTTTGAACCCCATTTATTTGTGCTGTGATTAATTGCGTAGGTTGCGGCCCCTCCCACAATCCATTCCAGCGTGTCGGCAAAGAAGCATCGGGGTTAATTCTGCTTTCTTGCTCTACATCCAAAACTATCATTGCCCTGCTAGGACGATGCAATCCATAAGATGGATCAGCATTAGCAACAGTAAACGGAGAAACTGTGGCAATAAGCCTATTGTCAAAAAACATTGCTGACTCAAATTGCCTCAACCAAGGCGTATCATGGTTTACCCAAGGCTGAACCTCCCTACTAATCTTACGGAAAGAAAGGGCTTCATAAAAGTCAACTTGTGCGTTGTTGTAAAATGCCCAACCATCATCAGAACGGAAATATACATCGTTGTTTACTCCCGTAATACTCCAAGGAGAACGACATCCGCGCCCAATCAAAGAAACCTTTTGAATATTGTTGGCTTGCCAAGTCGTTCTATCTTGCGACAAATCCAAAGTAAATGAACCATTCTCACAAAACACAACCAATTCGCCCTGTCCGCGAACATTAATGTTGAGTGAAGGCATCACCCTCATACCTGTAATCAATCCAAGATTTGATGGAGGGGTAAATGAACCCCCTTCTTGCCAATAGGTTTGTTCTGTAAAATTCTGCGTATTGGAAGTGGTAGTAAATCCATTTCCATAAATAATGTCAGAAATATAAATATTGTTGTTCTTATCGCTTACGGCTACGCGACCATAAGAGTATGCCATAATTGTTCCAACTGGCATCTGTTGTGCAGCGGGATTAAGCCTATAAACAGTGCCATTTGATTCAGGAGTTATGGCTGTAGTTGCTGATGTTGTGGTTGCTATATTTGACCAAGGAGTTGCAGATCCATCAGGATAAACAGCCCTTACTTGAAAAGAATAAGAAGTTGAAGCCTTCGATGTGCTAAAAGTATAGTAATTCTGATTGTACGATATAGTTGCAAAATCAGTAAAAATATTTCCTCCCGTTTGGACTTGAAGCTCATTAAAACTTGCTCCTTCGGCATTGTTTGTCCAAGTCAATTTGATCGATAGCAATCCATCTCCTTGCGCTTGAAGATTTGTTGGAGATCCAGAAACATTACCACTCCATGCAATAGGATCTTGATAGCCATTTTGGATGTAAACCCAGTTCTCTGCTTGCACAAACCAAGTGTGCATAAGAGTAGGATCATTTCCACCTATCAATGGATACAACGTACAAATGTTGTTTACGATTGCTATAAAAAATATCTGACCAGCAACTGAGCATACAATCCCATCTACAGCACCCGGCGAAACTGCTTTATAAGGATATGCTCCTTGGAAATTACCCGTTTGAAATAGCGTCAGATATGAAGAATCATATCCGTAAGCAAGATTGATTTGGAGATCGGTAAATGGAGGCCTTGTACTATTAATTCCCTGACGGAAAGACCTATTTACACATGAAGAAACATATGTTGGAGGCAAATTACTTGGATGCGTTTCTGCATCCATAGCAATTGTTGCTGCTGTACCATCATAAATCCTGCCATCTTGGGCCATGATTTTTTAACTCCATTGTTCCGTTGGCTTGGTAGGCCATGTTGGATTAACAACAGGATTTACAGCCAAAGCACGGAGAGCATTACGATAAGCAATAAAATCAGATTGATTGATAAGATGAGGAGAATTTGCAGTATTGGCAACACTAGGAATCTCTGTCCAATCTGTAGAAGAAAGAAGTGTCTGAGCAGTTGATTTGCATTCAGTCAATTTTTGTTGCGTTACAGCAGCGTTATAAGAACTTGAATCAAAATTGATTACTCCATTAACCAACGTCAGATATGGATATTGATCTATGGTATATGTATTAGGTATCAAAACAGCATCAGCAGGAATCAATCCCGTCTGAGTTGAATCGAATCCCCAAATCTTATTGTTCGTATCAATATAGTAATTCATAATTATCTAAGCTCAAACCAAGATGTTATTGATGCTACATTCCCTGAAAGAGAGTAAGTAGATCCCTTGGGAACAATAAAAGATGTTTGCGCTGTGTAATTCTGCAAATAAATAGTGCAAGAATTATAAGACAAAGATCCGATAGAAACAATTAAGTTTCCATTAACTGCGGAAACTGTTGAAGAAATAGAAACAAATATAGGAGAACCCGTGCTATTTGTATATGTTACACCTGATGTTCTGCTCCCGGTTACATTTGTTAAAGTTTGGGTTGGATTCCCAAGCCCAGTAATAGGGAAAAGATTTGAAAGAGTAATAGCCATATTAAGAAATTATTACGACCCAAGTTGTTCCGTTGTAATAAAGAGTAACTTGCCAATTTGAAAGATTGCAAATCAAATTTTGAACAGATCCTTGAATTGTACTTCCAGACGAGGGAGCAATCGTAAGATTATTTGTACCCCAAGAAGCGGAGGCATCTGCCACAGTTACTACAGTTCCCGTAACAGGAGCAGGAGGCAACGTCAAAGTCCACCCGCCAGAAGAAGTATTTGCAGCAATTGCCTCACCAGCAGATGCAATGTAGTTTCCCGACTTGGCAATATAGTTTAAACTCAACGATGGCGTTGTTGCATACGGGTTACCAAGAGCATCAAAAGCAACATACTGACCAGATGTTCCAGAAAGCTGATAAACTGTATTAGCCGCAAGAGGGCCGTCAGCAGTTGATCCAGTTTTATAAACAAGCCCTTGGTTTGGAATAATGCTTTCAATAGTCCCCCAAGTTGTTGTTGTTGCACTTGGCGATACGACAGGGAATTGCGTCTCAGAAGATGTGTTAGGAACAAATCCAGAAAGCTGACCAGTAGGAGTAATTGCTTGGATTTGACCTGTAGAAGTTACAACCTGATTGGAGGAATTGCTTCCAAGGAAAATAGGATTAGCTGAAGAAGAATCTCCCCAATTAACAAGGCCAGTAGAGGCATTGTAGAACAGGATACTATTGGAAGTAAGCGTAGGAACTGTGTATTTGCAATAGGCCGAATCTTCTCCAACGACTCGCTGGATTGTTCCAGTACCAAGGGCCGTGCAAGCTGTAGGGAAATTCGGATTGCAAGCAGAAGGAGCGTATTGAACTGTGCCTCCGCATCCGCATCCCCCACCCCATCCGTTGTTGTATCCGTAAGACATAGATTTTTTTTTAAGAGTTGTTTAAGGTTTATGCAAGAGAGAAATTAAAAATGGGTTTTGTGATAGACATAAAAATTTTAAATTAATTCATTATCCAATTTGCTCTGCGCATTTTTAATCCAATAAAACGCACAGTAGATGCTCCAGCCGAAGCCCCACCAACGCCAATATAAGCCGCTCCAGACGGAACAGTAACTATGTTGCGAAGATAATTCCAAGATGAATTTACAACAGAATTAAATTGGCTAACAACTTTAGTAAACTCAACCAATGATCCATTTTTATCAAAACTTGATAAAAGTAATGAACCTTGATTTCCAGAAGAAAGGCATATCCATCCTTCAACCAAAAATTGGTCTCCCGGTTTAACGCTAAAACAAGTAGCTTGTATTGTGCTTAAAGAAGTTGCATTTGCGGTTGTAACAGCACCATTAGCAACAGTCGTAGTGCATTGAATAGAATGTGTATATGAAGTTCCGCTAGGAACATCAATAGATAATGAAAAAGTTGGCGTTTCACCACCACTTAACGCATACCATCCGCTGGTTGTATTTCCTTGAGTATCAATTGTTAAAATAGAATCTAACAAACTATTTTCTATTGTATCTAGTTTGTAAATAGGAGTTCCCGCAGTAGTTATGTTTGCGGGCAACCAACGGCATCCAGAGAAAATTGCACTTTGATTATTTGATCCTACCAACGGAATAAAACTTGCCCATTCTTCTATGTTACAATTTGTAAATTTATATTCAATATTAGAAGAACATCCTGCATTATCTACCATGCTTCTAGCACTAAATGATCCTACTCCATTATTCCTAAATATATGACAATCACTAACATATAAACTAGAATATGAATTTGCCGATGAAGGAAAATAAAATTGGCTAGTTATAGATTGAGTATTTAAAATCCTTCCTCCTGTAATAATCAAATTACCATTTATGATAAACGGAACATCACATTCAGTTATCATATCATTTAAATATATTTTTCCTCCTTGCAATTCTGCAACATAACCATTGCTTGTGTTTGCAATTGAATTTTGAATTTCTCCAGAGGAAAAAACCGCTACTCCTGCATACGCCTCAAAACTACGTGAAGCAGAATAATTAAATATATTAGGAGTTTGTGAAGCCCATCCATCATCATGGGCTATCATTTGAGCCCCATCAATAACTAAAACCCCATTTTGATGATTTAAATAGCAAGGATTTTGAACTCCAATGTTCTGCCACCCAAAAATAGAGTTTTCTGATTGAGCGTAACTTGTGCTAGTATTTCCCGGCAAAGCCCCATATACCAATCCTCTTTTAGCAAACAAAAATTTTAAATTGTAAAAAGTATTATATTGTGCTGGTGCAGTTGCGTTATACCACCATAAAGCACAAGTATAATTTGTATTTAAATTCATATTTATGGTTAAACCATAAATCAAACAAGCATACCCAGCAAATTGAACCAAACAATTAGTTGCCGTGGTTGCATTTGCTTTTAAAGTAGCAGAATTAAAATATATTTGTATAGATGAAGCACTTGCTCCAATTGTTATAGAAGAAATACTATAAACTCCTGCTGCAAAATTTAAACACAAGCCATTTGTTTGACAGTAATTAATAGCCGCTTGAATTGCCGCAGTATCATCAGTTACCCCATCTCCGATAGCCCCAAAATCCTTTACATTAACAACATCAGCAAACCTATTTGCCAATGTCCTAGCAGTCGTACTTCCAGTAGCCGTTACTTCAAGATTGTTGCCATTTGTTAAATTTAAAGGATTATAATAACTTAATCTACCTGTATTATTAGTCCCAATCACATAATTTGCTTGATCTTGAGAAATCTCAAGATTTGGCAAGCTAATCGGATTCTGTGCAGATCCATCAGAAACAACAAAATTCTGACCATTCCAAGTTTGCAATGCAGGATTTGTTCCCGGTACAATCGGCATCGTCTGTCCGCATCCCGTGTAGCATCCACTAGATGTATTGCAACAATTCTGGTTAGGCTGATAACGCATTTGGAAATTACATTACGCTAATCCAGTCACGCTTGACAAGTCATTAACGCGATTGATCCATCCTTTTAAAAACTTATTCAATCTAGGGTTTTGATCAACAAGTCGGTAATAAAAAGCTATGCGTAATTGCTGAAACTTTTTTGGATCTCTACCTGAAAAATCAATGAATTTAGAAGCCCTATAATTACCGCAATTCACGCAAGCATCAAAGTAAATCCAATCAAGAGGCGAAGGCAAATGATCACATCCATCTTTGACCCATTCACTCCAATAGATGTCTGTAGCCTGATCTTCTGTCAGATTCTTAATGTCTACATCAGGATGAGAGCGAGCATCTATTCCGTATTTTGTGCCACGATAATTTGATCCAGCATTTCCGGGATCGTCAGGATCATCTTCATAGGTCGTACCCTCCCACTGCCAAAGGAATTTTATTACTTTGTTTTTGAAGAATGAAGTCATACTTCAAATTGTTTAATGTATTCAAATGCTTTTTGAACAACTTCTGAAGAATCTTTAAAAAGACCAAGTGCTTTATTGCAATTACCACAAAGAAGACCCCTAATTACACCACTTTTGTGACAATGATCTACAGCAAGACTTTTTCCAGAAGAACATTTACAACTGCAAATTTTGCATACTCCTTTCTGAAAATTTAAAAGTTCATTATATTTATCAATTGTTATACCAAAGTTTTTCT